CGTGATTGTAACTCCCTGCCCCAAATCGAGCATTGGACGGCGTTGCCGCTCGGCATCTTGCTGCGAGCTCCAGGCGCTCACGGTTTTCTGGCCAGCCAAATATTGTTGGACTGCCAGCACGTGCGAGCAAACGACCCGGCGCCCCCGGCTACCAGTATAGTAGCCCCAGCGGCAGTTGCACTTGCAAGCCATCTGGTTGGTTCCGTATGCGTGTACCCAAACTCGATAGGTCCTGCCTGAGGTGCTACTCACCACTCGGAAATTGTTGTTCCCGAGATCGGTCACGCCATGTCCCTTGCCCTTATCATTCATTTCTTTGGCCTTGCGATTCATGATATTCTCCTGTGTTTTTGGTGGGTTAGGTTACTGAGAACATCATAGCACATTATCGAGTCCATGTCAAGTGATTTGACGCTGATTTCAGACCAGTTTCAGGCAAAATCCCAAAGTGTCAGAAATTCGAAAGTAAAAGAAAGGGGTGAAAGGAAACGAAAGTTCAAGGCCAGCAGGCTCAGCCGCGCGGCACTAGCTAGAGATCCCACATGTTCTCCATGTCCTCACTCCCCGCAGGTGCCTCAGGCTTGGATACGGGCAAGTTGGCAGCAGCGTAGCGCGCACAATCCGCAAAGTGGTAATCGTTCTTGTTGTGAATCTTGTCCAGCACATCACCATCCGCGTTGGTCTCACGGCTATAGGTGTTCAAGTCCTCGACAAGGCCTGGACACTCTGCCTTGAACACATAGAGTTTGTTTTCCCTGAACAGCGTAGCGACGCGATCGATCCCCGCCTCCACTCCGGCGATAGCGGGCAGGAGAACTCGCCATCCGGCAGCGGTATAGTCCAGCCGCTCTTGTTTCTCGCTGGGGGCGCCACCGCGCGTCCACCTGATCTCCTCATGACCCGATAACTGTAAAAGCTCCGCTGCATGTTCGCCAGTAGTTTTGTTGCCGCCCATGTACTCGCGGTAGACATAGAACCTGTTTGCCTGCTCGTTGTGGGCGATCCAAATTACTGCCGTGTGAACTGGGCCAAAGTCCATGCCACAATACCGGGGCCAGCGATCGGGAATGTTGAAAGCGTCGATCTGGTGCACGTCCGCCAGCATAGCCTCATAGATGACACCAGGTGGTCGGGCAAACTGGCCCCGAGAAAACATCTGGAATTTCCACGGCTGCATAGTGCGCCGCAGTTCCTCGTATTCCTCTCTCGGATAGGCCGGGTTCGCGATAGATGCAAAATTGATATAGCCGATACTGGGATCGCCACGACGCCACCGGTCGTAAATCTGGGTTTTGAGCCAGCCCAGGTTGTATGGCGTTGTCGTAATCAGGATGCGGCCTTGTGCTATTGCCACACGCCGGCGCACTGCTTCCCAAGCGTTTAGACGGAAGTTCTCCTGCCCAGCCTCATCCAACCATGCTGCCAACGCTGTCGCGGCTTCCAAGCCCCCGGAAGCAGTTGCCGAGCGCAGAATGACACGAGAATACATCGGGTCCGAGGCCCGCTCTGCCAGAAACCCTTTCTCGGGGTCCCGAATTTCTATTATCTGGTCGCCGGCCCAATACTTGCCAATGCCGAGCAAGGTGACAAACACCTGCAAAGTCTCGGGTAACAACTTCAGTTTGTAAAGGTCATAGGTTGCCGTTGCTACAAGATAATCGCCTGGCCCTTTCAAGCCCATTTCCCGATGCAACCACCAGGGGCCAAACGCGGTATTGTGTGCAAACATGTCATTCGAGATAAAATTATGCCCCTCTTCCACAGTGATGTCGCACATCTGTCGCTCGCCCAACGCTTCAACACTCTGAATCTTGTCCCAGTAAATATCCGAATACGCTTCATTCTGCCCAACTCCAAAATGTCCGGCTAACCGTTGCGCAAACTGCCTGCTAACATTCTTCATCCGGCACCGTCGAACCAAATTGTACCCGTTTTGATCCTCATATTCCCGACCACGTCCCCGCACACACCCTTCCCGCAATATCTGATAACAGTCGGATTTGGGGAAATTCGGAATTATGTCTTTCGTGTTCGGTCGTTTCCCAATCTTGCGCTCAATTAGCCTTTCTAGTTTTCCTTGCTTTGATGTTATTCCAATCTCTCTAGCTATTACAATTAGTCCATCAAGGTCACAGACGACTAGCGACCAAAAATCAAACTCTTTCCCACTGCATCGAGCTATTTTGTACCGTTTCCTGCCAACTACCCCAAATCTCAGCAACAAGTGTACAACATCATCGACTAATTGTTCTGATGCGCTTGCAAATCCAAACCCCTTCGTATCTATCCAGCCATCAGCAGCAAACAGTCCGTTCAGTAGTTCGCTTATCCCAGCCAGATTAAGCGCGAACACAAACTCGGGTATCGTTTTTTGCGGAGCTTTCTTACCCCAAATCCCGCATTGTTCAAGCCACAGCTTCACTCGACTCATTCCATGCCCACTCGCATCACGCTCATAACCCACGATGCGATAATCAGCGTTCTGCGAATGGACAAGCCGATAGTTCGTCGGCAAGCACCTGCTCACATCTGCCAGTATCTCCGCATTCTTGTTTGAAAATTTCGGCGAGGAACCCGTAAGCCCCCCATCCCCTATCAAATAGCCAAGCAATCGTAATGCTTTGGCGTCTCCTTGCTCTTGGCCCAAAGATGGATACTGACGCGGAATTCCTATAAAATCGCCTGGGTTGAATGCCCGTATTTCTCGCCAGCCATCTGGAGCAAGCAAAGGATGCTCCGCCGTCGCAACAATTGCCCTCCCGCTTGTAGTAGTAACTCTAAAAGCGCCTTGAACGCCTGTCCTAAACGTTGCGGTAACGAGGCTTTTTGAGATTTTCAGGTCTTCTCGCAAACACAATATCTCGTCACCACAACGGACATCCCGAACATGCTTACGTCTTCCGTCCCCTAAAACAATCAAACTGTCTGGATCAAGGCATTTCCCAGCCTGGCTCCCGCTCACCATTGCTACTATTCGTCGCTTGCAGCGCCATGCTTCCGCTTGCCCAGAATGCGGCGAGAGCACGATCTGTCCCTTGTCGTTGACTCTCCACAGTTGTTTCTGAGTCACCCTTCAACAAGCCTACCATCCTCAATCACTACCGCTGCATTCGTGCCACCATTCGCGTCGTCGACAGGCACAACCGAGAGCACATCTAATCCACCAGGCGCCACTGTCCCCACAGGCAATCTCACAATAACCTCGCGCATGATAATCTCAACCACTTGTTTTCCACCCTCGCCATCTGTTGGATTGGCAATATAGCCTCGATTCCGTGCCTTGGTCATTAGGTAGAACTTGATCGCCCATGCCTCACCAGCCTTGATCGCCTTGTACAGCTCCGACTCTGCTAGGTCGCTGATCTTCTGGCATTCATCGTCATAGGCGCGCGCTATTGTCGGATAGTTGACGATGTACTTTTTCGCCGTGTGCCAGTCACACGGCACCTTGTTGGCAATGGCGCTGATAATGCCGCCAGTGCCCTTTATCGCCTTTATAAAATCAGCTGCTCGATATTGATTCGCGCCTGCCACACCTAGTTTACCCCTTCGTGAAAATTGGATTATTGGCTAGTTAGCACCGGCCCCAGCCCCATGCCTACCATGCGCTCAAGCGTAACGGCGCAATACTTCGGCTCAATCTCGCAACCAAAACAAATTCTACTTAGATTCTCACACGCGACCATCGTGGTGCCGGAACCGAGGAAGGGGTCATAGATAAGCGCATCGCCATCGGCGAATCTCGCAATTATGGCAGCCCACAACTCCACGGGCTTTCCCGTTGGGTGTAGCCCCTTGACCTCATAATAATCATTGAGAACTCGTATCACGTCGCTATCCTGGTCTTGTTTTGCCCCATAGACCAGAACAGCGTCCCACTTGTTAGGCCCTAGCAGCCCTGTTTGACCTGAGCCATTTGGCTTGTCCCATGCAATAATCCATTGAGGATCGCCTAAAATAGCATCCCACCAACACAGCCTCTTGATTCCAGGCGTCAAGAATACGGTTGCTGGCAAATGACAGGCCCACTTCTTGCACCATGCAATAAAGTCTTCTTTGGTGCGCGAATCGTTAGTAGCCTCGCCATAGGTGATACC